AAAACAGGGACGACCCAAACAAAATCTACTCACATAATGCACAAGTCAAAAGCTGTATAGGCCGCTATGCCGCCGTCACCGCCAGAGACAACCCGCTGACGTCTACATTCGATGACCATCCGTATGTGTCTGATGCTTAAACCGCGCCTTACGGCGTAACACAAACCGTAAACAAGGAGACTATATCATGCCAACAGGCATTCAAGGTCTACGCGGCAGTGGGGAATTTTCAACCGACTTCCGTCCGACCAATTATCGTGAGCTTTTCACGCTTTTAGAACCCAATGGTAGCGCACCTTTCAACGCACTACTGGCGATGACTTCAGGTGAAGCCACGGACGATCCCAAATATAACCACTTCAGAGACGAGATCCCTGAAAGGGTTGTGAAAGTAAACAACGGCGCTGGCTACAATGCTACTGCTACATCGATCACAATCGACGCAGACATTGAAGTTGGCTTCCTAACTGCTGGTACGTTGCTCGTTAACGCAACAACTGGCGAGCTAATGCGGATTACTGCTGACGCTTCAGGCACAACAATAGCTGTAGCCAGAAACCTCGGTTCAAGTGGTCTAACAATAGCTGACAACGCAGATTTATTTGTCGCGGGTTTTGCGGCTGCTGACGGCGCAGACGTGTCTACAGCAGTGTCGTTTGATCCAAGCGTTGTGTACAACTACACCCAGATCTTCAGAACTCCATTTGCCGTGACCAATACCCTACGCGCAACCTACAGGAGAACTGGGGACGCTGAAGACGAGTTCGCAACAAAAGCTCTCAAGCTCCACATGCAAGAGATCGAGCGAGCAATGTTCTTTGGAAAACGCCACATTGAAAACTCTGCCGCCTACAACGAACGCAGATACACAGGTGGCTTGCTCAACTCCATCACTAACGTGGTAGACGGAGCAACATGGTCAACCGCAGGCCAGATGACAGAAGACGAGTTCGACTCAATGTTGATCAACTCCATCTTCGCATTCGGTAGCCAGCAGAAGCTTGCTTTCGTTGGCGCAAAGGTAGCCGCACACTTGCAACGCTTCGGCAAATCAAGATGGCAACCTACTGTTGTTGAAGGAACGTATGGCGTTAACGTAACAAATTACGCCACAATGGCTGGTGATTTAATGGTTCACTTGCATCCTCAGTTCCGCCAAGTGCCGAACATGGATAGTGCAATGGTCATTATCGACATGCCTCATGTCAAATACCGATACCTAGACGGACGTGACACTCAGTTACTACGCGACCGACAAGGCAACGGTGTCGACGGAGCAATCCATGAATATTTATCGGATTGTGGTTTGGAGTTAACCCAAGACAAGGTTCACACCTACATCAAGGGTTGGCTGACTACAGCGTAGTCAGTTGTCTACAGATGGGCGGGCCAGTATACGCAACAATTTATGGCCCGCTCACTCTTTTAAAAACGAAATGGAGCGATCATGTACGGCAAGAAAAAGCCAATAAAAAGGCCGCCAAAGAAAAAATGAACTGCTGGTTTTGTCACACCGAACTTATCTGGGGCTGTGACTACAGCTACGATGATTACGGCTTAGAAGGGGACGGCATTATAGCAACCTTCAGTTGCCCGAAATGTGAATCCTATGTAGAGGCGTACTCACCAGAAAAAACCGATGGATGACCTAGCGAACATAAACCAAATGTCGGTAGACATGGTGTCACTTGTAGCTCCGCTATTAGCCCTCACCGTATCTATCGGCATAGGCTTGTGGATCAAAGACAGCATGGACGCCTTCATAAAGGGTCTAACTTTCCGAATGGCAACAGCATTTGAAGAAGGCTCGTTTGTCTATATAGACGGAGAGCCAGCAACAATTATAAAGATTGGCTTCTTCCGAACCACCTTTCAGATCAATAACGGTCGCGGCGTAACATGGCGGTTTGTACCCAACAAGAGAATTGAATTTCTTAAGATCGAGAAGGTCGTCAACCAAAAAGCCTCGGACGATCATTAGGGACGACAAGCCTTTAAAATTGAGCGACACATAATAACTTTCAATTTTGGAGACTCAATATGAATGTTGTTCAAGGAATGCGCTCAACAGAAGCAAGTGCAGATACTCCAGTAGCAGAAGACCCAGTAAAAAAGATTGCTAAAAAAACTGCCGTCAAAATAAAACAAAGCCAATCCACAGGAAAAGATATGTCTGACCTTGTGCTTGTGTCAGAAGAATCACATGGCGCAAGATTTGATCTCATTATCGACACCGAAATAAAGATACGAGGCGTTCGCGCTCAAGGAGGCAAGGTACTCTTCAATGTGCCTAGAGAATTAGCAGAACGCGCCCTTCGACATGTCCACGTCACTAGCGGAAGATTGGTATCAACCGAATGACAACAACCAGCACAACAACCAAAGTAGCTCCCGTACACCCAGTTGTTGGAACACGGGACGCGCCTTCAGACACAAGACTGGCCCCCCAAGTATTCAGAGGTAGCCCAAACGCACCGCTTGAAAACCTAGTGGCCATTGCGCTTCGCAGATTTGGCGACTTCTCTTCAAGGCGAGTGACTGGAGATGTTGTGCTGATGATGATTGAGTTTGCAAACGAAGTCGTGGAGATGGTCAATAGCCACCCATACAACGACAGCGAAATCCCAGTCGAGTACTACACGTCTCAAACAGACATTCGGCCAGTCGAAGACGCTATAATGGTGCGCGGCCTACTGGCTTTGTACGCAGAGCAACAAGTGTCCGACAAGTACCCAAACTCCCGTATGGAATTTGCCCGACACCTCAACGGCATTCTTTACTCCAGAAAGTACAAGGGAACGGTTCGCCACGAGATGACCTCGGTCGAAAACACCGACCCTATGAAAACGATGAACGGAACGGAAAGCAGTCTAGCAATCTAAATGTCAACGAAAGCGCCCACGTTAATTAAGTCTAACCTTTCTGCCTACTTTGGCTTTAGAGGGATCGACCGATCACGCCCAATCATCGGGATGGACGACGGCAAAAAACAACCGCTGTTCCGTCTAAACAATGGCCATTCAAAATGGACAGGTACAATAGAGAGGGACACTGGGCTACAGGTCAGGCAAAAAATCGCCGTGGGGGAAGTTGTTCATCAGAACTTCGTTAACCGAACAGGACTGGCATACGCCATAAAAGACGGCAAGACAATTTCATTATACTCGGAGCTGTCATCTGCCAATGTACCAGACGTCTTCGCATTAAATCAGCCAGTAAGCTCCGTTATTTTTGCAGGCAAGTTAAACTTTATGGCCGCTGGATTTCCTATTTACGCAACAGACGGCTACAGCTTCAAAAAAAACAACTCAACAGTAACTCCAGCTTTTGGAGTCGCTGTCGAAGGCAGACTGTATGTAGCGGGCATTCCTACCCTGCCCGCAGAGATCAGGGTGTCTCGGCTTTTTACAAACGACGGAGACGAGCAGATCTTCCTCGACGAGGAAACCGCAACAACCACAGCTAACCGTGCCGACTTCCTAAACCTGTCTAACGTAATCGGAACAGCAGACGAAATTACTGGCCTTGCCAGATTTGAAACAAACCGTCTGGCTATATTTACTAACGACCAGTGCGTTGTCTATAAAGTTGACCCCGATGTGTCCCTCTGGGAAATCGACACCCGCGCAAACGTGCAATTAGGAGCTGTCGCCCACAACGCTATTGCACAAGTCGGATCAGACATAATCTTTTGCTCACGCCACGGCGTTCACAGTTTAATACGCTCCTCTGCAAACGGCATATCAATCGAAACACGAACACTCTCATACGAGATCGAAGATCTATACAAGGAGCTTCTTCGCGCTTGCGTTGGCCCCCGATTTGTAACATCAACGTATGATCAAGATCTTGGCAGGCTACATATATTCTTCCCTATGGCAGACGGTATGCACAAGTGTTTGATTGGAGAATTTAGAAGAGGTTACGACAGCCTGACATGGGCAACATCAGACGCAGGCTCTGCAAGATGCGGAGCATTCCTTGCCGGTAGCATGACATTTGGCACAGCCTTCGCTACTTACAATCGACTAGATGAACTAGTTGAGCTATCGCCAAAAGACGATCTTACCGACGATTTCATCAGACCTGCTTTAACCGTAGAAACCCCAATCCTTTGGCACGGTCTGATCGACGAAATCAAAGAAAGCCGCGCCCTAGTAATACAAGCATCAGGAAGCGGAACCCTCCTCATCACCGCATTTGATGAAGAAGGTGGAGAAGTTCTGTCTGAAACCATCGCAATAGAAAGAAGGGACGACAACCCAGACGGTTTCCCGTCTGATGCACTTGACGTCCAGTTCCGTATCCCCTTTCAACTTCGCTACAGAGGGCTGCAACTGAAGTTTGAAAGCGTAGACATGGGCGACATTGAAATTCTCGGCTTTGCAGTCGAGCTTAAACAGCCAAGCTAGAGAGGCAAGACATGGCTCGATTACAACAGTTACACCCATCCAATTACAGATCAACAGGTAACATTGACGATGAGTTTAACTCCGTCATTCGATACCTTGTCAGCGGTGAGAAAGGTGACTTCACGCTTGGTGAGTTAATGAGCGTTCTTTTCGACTCAACAGGTAAACTCATCGCCCCGTTGGAAATGCGGTTAGACACATCTTCAAACCTTCAGTACCGCGTTGGCACATACACAGACACCACAACAGGCTGGATCACAATAGTCGCCGCATCAGAAATTAGAGGGGCCGCTGGAGCTGATCTTGGAACAATAGAAGGGCCGCTGTTCAACGGGGGAACTGAGTTTACAGCAACCGCAGGCCAAACCGTGTTCTCTTATGCTCATGAATCAACAGATGACCTGATGGTTTTTAATAACGGTGTGTTACAGATACCAACTTCGTACACAGGAAACTCAACAGCTAATACCGTAACACTCGGATCGGGTGCTTCATTAAATGACAAAGTCTATATAATAAAACTTAGGAAAAACTCTGTTTCTAATTTCCGAAGAACTTCCTCAAACGCTACAACTAACCAAGCAGTTTTTCCATTCACTCACACCGAAGACGAAAAACTTCTTGTTTTCAGGAACGGGTTATTTCAAACCCCCGGAGGTTCTAATGATTACACTCCGTCTTCAGACCAGAACACTGTGACGTTTACGTCGGCTTTAGCGCTCAACGATGAGGTTACAATTTTAACGGTTGAAAATACTGCTAATACAAAAGTATCAGGTCTTGTTACCGCCGACGATTACCTAGATAGCAATGGTTTTATCCCATACACAAAGCTGTCCATTACAGCGGGGCAGATCCCGCAAGATCGTGTTGCAAACTTAGCAACACTAACAGCCAACAGAGGCAAAACATTTGTCTCGGCCTCCGCTCCTACAGGATCAGATGCGGTGGCTGGTAACTTTTGGATCGACAGCTCAACATCGCCAGACACTCCCAAATTTCACGACGGCGTTCAATGGCTTCAGTTTGCCAGCACGACCACAATACCAACATTTGTAACAACAGATGCACTCAAAGCCCTGCATATCAATAGCTCTGGAACAGCATTAGAATTTAGATCGGTCGACCTCTCTGCCTACATACCGTTGACCCAGAAAGGCGTAGCCTCTGGCGTAGCCGCCCTAGACGCAACAGGCAGACTGGCCGCAAGCCAGATCCCCTCAGTGATGGCACTCGATTCGATGTATTTTATCAACGCTGGAACGATCAGCACAACCACTGCATTCGTTATCAAGCGCATCTTCGGAGAGATTGTCAGGATCGACAAGATAAGCGCCAGAACCGCAAGCGGAACCTGTGATGTAACAATACAGGTAAACGGCATAGACGT